TTTATTGTTCGATTTATTGTAGTTATCGTGTCTAAACCCGGAGAAATTATTGTCTCTTGTAGAGAAAATGGAGATCCTTCTGTTACTATCTGCCATCTAGGAACACTCTCCAAAGAAGGGCTGGTAAATGAGAAGTTGACGTTATTAATGGTTTGAGTAGCGTCTGATTGTGGTGTCGGATTAATATAACCATTTGCATCATTGCTTTTTATATTATTCCCACTCGCAGAATATGTATAACCTGTACGGTATTGATGGCTTGTAATGGTTTCATTAATAATACTCTGGGATGTAGAATTAGTGGTTTGACTACCAGTACGAAAGGTAGGCACAACAGGATTTGCAAGGGTTCTTGCTGGTATTAATATTATTATTAGCAAAAACCATTTAGTCAATGGTGATCGTTACAGTTGTTTGTCCAATACAGCTAGTACCACTACCCCCTGCTGTGCAGGTATGCACTCCGCTAGATAAACTGGTCATTCCTAAATTTGATGCAGTTCCTCCACTTCCTACTGTGGTTTGGCCAGACAAATGGGGCAATGCAGCAATCCCTGCCGATGGGGTGACAGCCGATGGTGTTGCATCGCCCATTGTTACTGATTCTGTAACAGAGAAAGCCGATCCTGCTGTAGTGATAGCTTTATCAGTTTGAATTAAAGCTGGAACGCCAGCAGTTAACGATCCAACATTTAATCCACCTATAGCTCCAGAGGTTGTAGATCCTCCCGAAGTTACAGATGGAGTAATATTGTTACCTGATAATGAATAAGTAGTTCCAAGCTTATTTGTAACGCTATATGGCATATCTACAGTGATCTGTGCAGAGGTTGTAAACTTTTGAGTTATGTCTGCATATGCAACAGGACTAACCGCTAGTAACAATAGTGGAAGTAATCTTTTCATGTTTTTGGTTTTGTAGGTTCAACCTTAATAACATCAGGTTTACTTGTAATTAATTCTATTGGTTGTCTTATTATTATAGTTTGTTGTCCACTTGTGTTTGTATTATTAGTTGCTTCACCCTCTTTCTTTTTCTTTTTAGCACCTGTAGCCGCTCCAACAGAAACACCCCAACCAGCAAGAATATTTCCTAATAATCCAGCTGCAAATGTGCTATCCACTCTAGGCTGGTCTGGTATATCTAAGCCAAAGAGTTTATTAGGCAATTTTATATATCCAAGAGACAGAACTATCAAACACCATGCAAGAATAGCTCCTTGTGCAGTAGTGCTAACTAAAAACATTATCTTCTCTTGATAGTCAGGTTTATCATCTTCTAATTCTTTTTTCTTTTCAACTGTTTTATCTGTCATAACTAAGATTTATTAGTCATACTAAACATAATTAACTATTTACGCAAATGCCAGAGGTACAAGCAGCTTTGATTGGTGCAGCAGCAACCGCTTTTGTTATGGTTTTATCTAACATGAGCAATCGCAGAGAAAAAACTATTATTGATATTTACAATAGATTAAATAAATTAAGTGAAGCGGTTAGCAGGTTAGAAGGTCGAAATCGTTAATGTTTGGTATGTTTGGAATAGAACATCAAATATTATGTCAAAATTTCTAATCAATCTAATCATTAAATTTGGTAGATCTGAGTCTCTTCGCAAAGCAGCTTTGACTTTATTAAAAGACTTAGCAGCTAAATCTGATAATGATGTTGATGATGCAATCGTAAATATGATTGAAGAAAAACTCTTTCCAGTAAAATGAGCAAAGATAAATTTCTCAACATAGAGATTGAGCCAGCCCCACCAGAGTTGGAGCTATCAGTTGAAATGAGGTGTAGAGAAATTATGCAGAGTGAAGATTACGATAATATAAAAAGATATTGCACTCATCTCATAAGGCATCAAATGAAACAAGATGTATTTCTTGCATCTTTACTTGGTCGGCTTGTAGAACTTGAAGCAATAGTTACAGTACAAGAAATGAAAGATATAAAAAAAACTAGAAAGAAAAAATATAAAAGAAAAAAAACTTTATTAGATAGATTTAAGACTATGTTAAGCGTGTTCAGATAATCTTCCATACTCCCAGAAAACTTTGTAATAATACTGGATTTAACTGTTTATTATTACTATTTGTTAATTAATTAGATCTATAGTTAGATTATTAGTTAACTTGAATTTTTAGTTTATAAAAACTGTGGGGCAATTGAATCTTTTTGATAATTATTCAAAGATTCCCAAAAAAAAAGATAATAAACATAGGTTGTTGATTAATAAAAAAATTAAATTATTTGAAGCTTTCGCTGGATATGGAGGAGCATCATTTGGGTTAAGGAGATCTAAAATACCATTCGAGACAGTTGGTTTCTCTGAGATTGATAAATTTGCTATACAGTTTTATAACAACAATCATCCACCTACCAAAAATTTTGGAGACATTACAAAAATAGATCCAAAAGATATTCCTGATTTTGACTTGTTTACAGGTGGATTTCCTTGCCAACCTTTTTCACAAGTTGGCTTAGGTCTCGGAGAGGATGATACACGTGGAACTTTATTTCATGACATTATTAGGATCTGTAAAGAAAAACAACCAAACCATATTCTCTTGGAAAACGTAAAGGGATTGAAAACGAGTAGGCATGGAAAAACATTAGAAACAATTAAAGAAAAATTATCAGGTTTAGGATATGATGTTTGCACATCCTTGATTAATTCCAAGCATTATGGAATACCTCAAAATAGAGAGAGAATATGGATATATGGTTTTAAAGGCCAGTTGCCATTCAATTTTTGTTTAGAGCCATCAAGGCAAGAATTAAAGATATTTTTTAAAGATTTATTAGATAAAAATCCAGATATTAAACTTTTTAAAAATCAGAAACAGATTGAGCGTCTTAAAGAGTTATATCAATTAGATTTTTTAGTAAGTGAACCATCGTGCGCTGATTTATACAATAAAAATATTAGAAACGATGGAATAAGCATAACAATACTTGAGCCTCATCATAATAAAATGAGAGTTGTTCAACCCCCTATTAATAATGAGTTACAAGTAAGGAGATATTCTGTAGCTGAACATTTTCGCTTTATGGGTTTCAGGGATGAAAAGATAAATTTATCTGATCAATCTTATCAACAACTTTGTAAAATGATGGCTAATGGATGGGATGTTAATTTGACAAGTCTTTTGTTTAATCAAATTTTTTCCTACTAAGATTATCGTTTAATTAAGTGAATTTTCGTATGCTTTAATTTCTTTAATACTGAAATCTTTTACCTGTAGGTTTGGTATCTTATTGATTTCATAGTTATGTTTAATAATAGCAGTCCTGATATGATCATTGATCCAGTTCCCATCATTTACTGTTAGGTCTGCTCTTGAATCTTTAGTGATATAAATTTTATGATCTATCCCACGAAGTTCTACATCAAGTAATAATCTTACTAAGTTTTTTCTTCTGTTTTCCTGTAAAAATTTTAATTTTTTCCCAGATGGATGTTCTTCTCGTTTCATTTTCTAATTCGTTGATTCGTTTGTTAATAGCATCATATCTGACACAATATTCTTTCATATCTAAATTATTAAACCAGAATTGATTTTGCAGTTCTGCAAGCTGCTGCTGGTAGTTTTCTATTAGTTTTTCTGTGCCCATAATTTTATTAAAAGTTTTAATTCAGCAATACGTTTTTTTGCTGCGGTAATCTTTTCGGCTGTTGTCATAATCTAATTTGTAACTTCTTTTTTTTTTCTTTTTTATAAACAATAAATGGAGCATTTGGATATTTTGGAAGAACTGCATAGTTAGGCTTACCTTGTTTTTCATATATTTCTTTTAAACCCTCTTCTCCTAAATATCTAAAAATATCTTCATGTTCATTTGCAATATCTGTATCAGAATTTAGATAAATTCCGTAATTATGCAAAACTGTTTCACATTTTTGACAGTTTTCTATAGATGTTGGTATGTAACCACTTTTTTCAAATTTTATTATTCCTTTAGACATTTTAAGATAACTCCTTTGTTGTCATAAATAAAAAGGGGTCTTACATAAAGAAAGCCAGCACGATGGAAAACTTTAATGCCCCCATAATTTAGGCAGGGATCGCCTCAAAGTCTCTGCTTCTTACTGGTAATGTGAAATTATCAACATTAATCTCAATGGATGCTCCAGTACTTCCATCCCTTCTCTCAAAGGTTTTTAACTTGCCACGACCAACAACAGTAATTTGATTTCCTTTTTTTACATAGTTTGCAATCACATCACCACGATTGCCCCATACAGCACAATCAAAGCTAGTTACTTTTGTTCCTTTTGCAGTTTCTTTTTGTACTGGATCTGAGGCTAAATTGCCAACGGCTGTTACGTTTAACATAATAAATAAATTAATCAGGGTTGTTAGGTTTGTTCTGCCAATCTTCAATATCTAATCGGTTGTATCGAATAGTATTGTTTAAAATGACAGTCCATTTAGGGCCACTGGGGTGACCCCTGCGTGTTTTGGTTCTCCAAAGTCGCACAGTTTGAGGCTTTACACCAAGCTCTTCAGCTAATTGATCTGAGGTTATGAGTTCATTGGTCATGAATCCTCCTTCTCTAAAATAAGAGTCAATAAATCATCTCTTTGATTTTCACTAATAGCTTTAGTTTCATATCGTTTTGAGATATTTGTTTTTAATAAACCAAGCTTGTCTTTGTTAGCAGGCTTATTAATAAAGGCTTCACATTCACGAATAAACTTGTCACTTTCAGATCTTTCTATTGGTTGATTACTTGAGGTGGTAGCTGGTTTGCTGTCCTCAGTTTTTAACCATGCCTTATCTTTATCGTATAAAGAAAGGCCAAAGGAATCTCCAAATTGCATTAAAGCACGTTTTCTAGCATCACTCTCAGCCTCTTTGATTGCTGATTCATGCTTATCACCAACACCACCCATGCGGCCATGCCCTGCTCCTGTTCCTTCTCGGATAACATTGCCAACAGTAATTCTTACCTTTGCAATATAAGAAACACATTTGGGATCTTCAAAGACTAAAGATGTTTCTATAGTTTCAGAACTCCAGCCATCAAAACCAAAGATGCGGTTGGCTTCCTGTATAACGTGCCAGCTTTCAACATAAGCTAATTTTTGACCACCTCCACCACTACGGAAAGAGACATTGTTTTTGTTGATTTTTTGATTTAACAGTTTTTTCTGTTCTTCATTAAAACTCATTTTTCTAAAGGGGTTGTAAATGCCCATCTGGGCAAGGATAAAGATTGAACTCCTGTTTGACACCAGCTTGGCCAATCGTCTAACAGGCGACATTCGGCAATTTTATCTAATGCACTTCTACTAAGATTCTGACCTTCTTGCAATGCTTCCTCATCAAGTTCCCACAAACCAACATCAAAAGGATATTCAGATTGCACTACAAGAAAGATAAATCTTTTTGCCTGTGGAATCCCATTTAAGTAATGTTTCGCTTGCAGATGATACTTAAAATTTGCTACTGCCTTTGCAAAATCTCTTGGGTTTGCACCTGATCTACTGGTTTTTAAGTCAACGATAGTATCCTTGTTCAACCAATCTGGTCGACACTTACAGGTGATGCCAGAAATGTCATCATCCCACCAGTATGATTTCTCAGCAACACCGAAGCTTAATAACTTCTTGGCATAAGGTTCAGCAAATACAGCATCACGCATTTTGATGGCATTTGACCAATCTGTTTCTGTAACAGCCGTCATACCTTTTTCTTCAGCTTCTTTAGCCTCTTCCTTACCTTTCTTTGTAGTTCTGGAACTGACAGCAATAAAACGCTTCTCCAGTTCATCAGGTTCAAGAACCGCACAATGAGTAAGAGTTCCTAAGATCATTGCATTTGTTGGTTTATGTTCTGGCCTCTCAGGATTAAGAAAAGAGTTCCAGTAAGCTTTAGGGCCATGAGCAACCATTACCTTTTGCATTGATGCTGAGATTGCAGAATCAGCATGATAGTTTTCGTTTGATATTTGGGTTGATCCTGTTGTCATGGTCTATATCCCTCAGAGTGTGGGCCGTATTGCATATAGATCCGAGGCCATGTTCTTAAAATTAAAGTCTTATCATCAGGCATTGCTACAAGCCCAGCCTGTGCCAAACGCTTTAAAAAAGGACTTGCAGTTGGCGAATCAATAACAGAGGCAAATGTATTAAAGATTTCTTTATCGGTCATAGTTAAGATTAAAGTGCCGAGGTCGAAGCGTTCAGGGGTTGGTCGCTTCTTCCTCGGTTGTTTATCGAAGCGAAAACCCATTTCATATTCACTTATCATTTTTTGGCAAGCTCCGCACACGCAGATTCAATATTAAACGTATAACAATCTATAGAAGTAGAGGTTCTAAGTGACTCTGAGATTGAGAGATATCCTATGCCAAAGATGCAGAGGTAAAGAAATAGATGTTTCATGGGGTTGGTTTCAGGGGTAAATTAATAATAACTAATTGTCAACAGTTGTCAACTGTTCATGTAAATCTTTTACCCGTTGTAAAGGGATAGCTGCACATTGAGGAATTAAGCCATTTCCCAATAACTTTAATCGTTCTGTTCTATTTGTGAATAATCCAGCGGCAATCCCATCATCATTTCTACAAATTGCGGGTTCAACACCATATTCTCTCCAGTTTGGGTTGAGCTGGTGTTTTGTGTTTCGCCATCTTGCGACAAATCCTTTTTGGCTTGATATTCGATCAATGCATCTAATCTCACTCCGTATTTTGTCCCTGTCGTGTTGCTCTGACGAAAGAACTTTCCGTCCTTCTCTTTGACTGTCCCACACCCTCCCTTGTAGTCCCTCTGACTGGGTGTCGGCAAGATTTGGTTGTGTATCATTGACGCTATTTCCGTCACTAGATACTTTTTGTGTTGAAGATTTGCCATTCCTTGTGTTAACGACATTCTCATTCCCTCTGATGCTGTCGGTGTCGGGAGCATTGAATTGAATAGTTCCTGAGTTTGTGGATTGACTGCTTCTCTGAGGTTGCCTAGCTTTGTCCTTCCCTTGCGTGGCCCTTCTATTTGTTTTTTCAGAGCCTCTGGACTTCTCTGTGGTAAATGATCCATTGTTGTTGGAGTTGGTAAAGTCTCTGTTGATTCCAATGAGCCACCAGCGATCTCTGTGGTGACAGGCTCGGACAAAATCGCTTGCTCGAAAAGTTGCCCATTCCGCATCATACCTTGCCTTAGAAAGCTCTCCGAGTACAATTCCCATTCCGTTATTAAGGATAGCTGCCACGTTCTCCAAGATGACGTATTTTGGTCGAACCACGCATACGACTCGCATGAGTTCGTAAAAGAGTCCCGACCTCGTTTCTTTCGTAATTCCAAGCCCTTTGCCTGCGACACTAATGTCGGTGCAAGGAAATCCTCCGACCACAACATCTGCTGGATATGGTTCTGCTTTGTAGGTTCTGATGTCGTCATGAATAGGAACGTTAGGCCAATGTTTGTTTATTACTTTCTGACAGTATGGATCAATTTCAACAAATTGTATTGTTTCATAACCGCCAACAAGTTTTTCAGCAGCGTAAGAAAATCCTCCACCGCCACTAAATAAATCAATTAGTTTTAGTTTTTTCATTAAAATCCTTTACAAGATCGTTTGGTTCTACTTCTTTTTGCAGAAGATCAACAAGATAACCTGTTTGCTCATGTAAATCATCTATCTTTTCATCAATATCTGAAACTGAATACAACCCAGCATCAAATTGTTTCATTGAATTTAAATAAGCACTTCCATATTTATTTATCTGATGG